CTTCAAGCACAGCAGAAGAATCAGTAACTTTATTTACAAGTTTACAAATTGCTTCTTCGCCTGAGTCATTACCGTGAACTAAAAATCTACGTGAAGATTTTTGTTTAACGATATAAACATCACTGCCGCCATCTGTAGCATTAACAATAATGCCGCCGATAAACGCTGCTTCAACTGGAATATGAGGTGTTGCGTCAACACCCAATGCACCGAAATATTTCTTATTAATTGGTCTTCCCATTTTTTTCTCCTTAAGTTTGACGTTCTAGGTCTACGCGGTTGGTTTTCCGCATAAGTCCGCCGTTGTCAGCGGCACACTTTTGACACAAGTATTTATCTTCTGCTAAGGATTGCTAGAAGTTCTTGTTGGCCAACAGTTTTAAGAAGAACGTTCATATTGTCTATTTCTGCTTGAGCTCGTTCTAAATGTATGTTACGTTTAGTTTGACGATGCATAATCATGTGCTGACTATGATTATCAATGAGCTTTTCTAGTGCTTTAGATAACTGACGAACATCGTGTTTGAACATAGAATGGTTCTTGTTCCATTTTTTCACTTGTTCTCTTAATAAAGAGAAGTCTTTGTCGTCTTTTATCTCCATGCTAGTATTATATAGTATTTTGGACAGTTAGTCAAGAAAAAAGACACCGAAGTGTCTTTTTAATATAAGCAAAATAGGTAGGACTTGGGTACACCTACAAGCACGGACCTGAATACCATTCTGTTCCGTACAACCTAACCCCGCTAGTGAATGCGATGTGATACTGCCTATCTCTAGTACAGCACCTGGGTACCACCCCTGGTTAGTCAAGTTCAACCCTTCTGGTAAAGGCTTCTTCCTTGCACTATAAACAAAAGTTAATTACTCTTTTGTTGCTATATTATTAATATAACACAAAATAAGTATTTGTCAACCTCTTTTATTTTGGATAAAACTATATATTATTACTTGAAGTAACAGAAATATGTTTTAGTACTTTGCCAGTATTCTCGCCACTTTTTACAGTATATCCACTAGTACCACTACCATTAATATTTGGCTCAGAACGTGACATCATTAAGATGCGTTCCTTACGAGCTCTCATTTTTGCCTCGCGGTATGTTTTGTGTAAATGATCGAATCTGTTCATAACACCCTCCTTTTTAAAGTTAGGTGCGTTCCTTCGCATAATGCTACTTCCGTCCCGATTGGGATGAACGATACTATTATTTAGTCATAAAAAAAGGGCGATATAAAAATACCGCCCTTTAGTAGATTTTTTAAATCTATACTTGCTTACGCAAATCTTAGGTTAGCTGAAGTAACTCCAACTTTTCCTAAGTAGTCAGCTGCATTACCAAGAGATGATGCAGTGTTTGTTAACTCTACATAACCATATCTTGTCATGAAACTTACAACTGGCTCAAATGTACCTGGATCAAGTACAACACCGCTTGACATCAAAGGAATGTATGGGCAGTAGAACGCAGGTGCGTCTGATTCCGAAGAACCTTTGTAACCGATCAACACATCGTCGTCAGTTGCATAACCGTTAACGTACACACGCATTGCACTATTTAAAGTTCCTACAAACTTAGTGTTTGTTGGTGCTTCAAAAGTACCTTCAGTTGTTCTTGCGAACGCTGAAGTTGTAGCAGATTGTAACAACGTTAATACTGTTGGTGAAACAACAGCGTAGTTACCTGCGCCACGTCTTGTACGCTGTGCAATCAAGTTAGATACTCTGTTGATTTGAACAGCTAAAGCAGCATGTTCGTCACCAACAAAAGTAGCAGTACCTGACACTGCACCTTGGTCGTAAGTTAAAGCAGCCGTACCAGCAAGTGTTTTCAATGATTGAATAACTTCTTGGTCAATTTCAGCTGTTATTTCTTGTGCTAAAGCAGCCATTACTTCTGCTTCGATGTCAATGCCCTGTTGAGCTTGTGCATCTTGTGCAGCTTCAAACGTCCAACGAGCACTCAATTTACGAGTTTTCGCTTCGACAGTTTGTTTCAAGATTTGAATGCTTAGTCTGTTTCCAGCTACACCTTCTAAAGCTGCTGTAGAAGCTGCTTTATCATTAGTAGCACCAGAATAACCTTCTGCGATCTTGAAAGGTGATAGTGCTTCGTCACCTGCTGTAGTGTCAGTTCCACTTCCAGAGTTGAATGCATCAGCATAACGTACTCTTAATGTGTGGATTTGACCAACAGGTCCAGTCATTGGCTGTACGCCAACTAGTTCATTAGCGATGACCGTAGGCATCACACGTCTGATCACTGGAAGGATCACACGGTTTAGTGTTGCGACGTTACCGGCAGATGTAGCACCTGCTGTAGCAGACTCGTTCAAATACGTGCGGGTATTCTCCAGAGTTGTTGCCATAACAGTACGCTTGTTACCTTGAAGTCCTTCTAAAAGGGCATCTTTGGTTTCTGACCAGCGACTTTCTAGTAGTTGTGACATTGTTTTTCTCCTTAAACTTTTAAGCCCGCAAGCCTGCGGATGTCAAATATCTCAGCAGTTTTTTCTCCACCGCCAATTTGATTGCCTTGTGCTTTATCGCCTGTTATTTCTTTTGCCTCTGTCAACGCCACTTTAGATGGAGCACTTCCTTCCATTACAGAAGAAATATACTTGTCATAAGCTGCGTGTAATTTATTAGTCTGTACAGATTCTAATAACTCACCCATTACCTCACGCTTCTCTGCTGCAAGAGGTCCTAGCAATTCTGCCATTACATCTTGTCTAGCTGCGCTATCTTTGATACGAGCAATTTCTGCATCTCGACTTTCCACTAACTCTTTAGATTTTGCAACAAACTTTGCTGCTTCTGCTACTTCAGTTTCTTTCTGTTTTACAACTTTAAGAAGTTTAGAAGTTTCAGATTTTTCATTTAAATGGCTAGTAGCGTATTCACTTGCGAACGATTCAAAAAGTCTACGACCAAAGTCGTTTTCTCTCGCTGCCTGAATATCTTCTTTCAATTGTACCATTTCAGATTTAATACCTTTCGATACTGTACCTTCAACGATATTCGATGCTTTATTGATAAAGTCTTTCTTAACTGCTTCAAATTTAGCCTTGCTATCTCTAACAAGTTTAACTTTGGTTTCTGCTAAGTCTTTCTTATCAGCATGGAATTCTGCAATTTCTTTCGAAAGTGCATTAACAATAAAAGATTCAAGTTTGGCAACATTACCTGCAACTGCTTTACGATCTTCACGAAGTTCTGCTAATTCATTCTTAAGATTTTTAAGAACAAATGCTTCCATAGCTTTTGAATCTTTTACGATTTTATTAGCATATTTGGCTTTAGCTTCAATAAGTCCTTGGCGATCTTCTGCAAATTCAGAAAGCTCTGCTGTAATTCTGTCAGCCAGCATCTTCTCAACTGCTTCAACCATCGCGGTCTTATCGTGTTCGTACTTCTGTGCATATTCTTCACGCAATTGTGTAGTAACATTATCACGGTTATCTTGAACGGTTTTTTCCCAAGCGGTCTCAATTTCCGACTTGACTTCTTCGGAAATCACATTGTTTTCAAATAGTTGTTTTACAAACTCTAGCATTGTGATTCTCCTACGCTTTATTTAGACTTGAAATAAAATTTTTCAAGCTCTCTGCTATATATCTTTGTGCCTGTGTATCGCCTTGTACTTCTTGTGCCACTTGAAATGCCTTGTAGCCACCTTGTGCGTTCATAAGGTGTTCGTAAACTGGTGTTGGATATGCTCCCGGGGCAGATGGTTGAGCTACGACATCAACAGTAATAATTTCAAATCCTTGAACATTACCATCTCCGTCAACTTCTCCCGAACCTCTACTTGAGACTCCCAACTTGACTCCTGATTCCAACATCGATGAAACAATTTGTCCCATCGGCGTTGGTAACATTTTAAGTTTTCCGTAGCCATTTGGACCATCCATCCACATTTTTGTAATCATGTGACTGACCCTGTCCAAATTGATTCGTAAATCTTGTGGGTGATCAACTTCACCTAGCACTGAATACCCCCCAGAAATCTGTTCATTGAGCGTTTTGACAGCCCTATCAATTTCCTTAGAAGAATAAACACGCTGATTAGCGTTACGAATGTCACCTTGAATACAGATGCCACTCAAGTGTAACGACTTACCATCATCATGCTCATCACGCTCAAGTACGATTTTAGCCTGATCGAAGCTCAGATGTTCTGCTAGTTTAGTTTTCACTTATAGTCTTCCTTTTTACTATCGTTTGCTACGGAAAATCGATTGCTTGTTATCAGCTGATTCGCCTGCACCTTTTTTCTCTGCACCATGACCTTTTTGTGCATTCATTTTAGTTGCATTCTTTGAACCAGGCGTGTTAACGTTGCCCATATTCTCTTCTTTAGGTGTAATGTCTGCTAGTCCACCGTCATTTTTACCTGAGTCATCGCTGCTTTTAGCAATGTTAGCACTAGTTCCGCCCATGTCGTTTTTCATATTATCAACGACTGACTTCTTGTTGTCTGAACTTTCAGCTGAACCTTTTGTTTCAGCACCGTGTCCGCCAGCAACTTTTTCTACGTACTCTCTAAACGTGTCTAACTCATCAACTTCTGGAGACATTGCTGCGTCAACAGCTTCTTCTGCATCCATGTCTGGCATGTCATCGCTTTCGCCTTCATCGCCATCACCTTTGATTTCGTCAAATTTTGCTTGTAACTCATCAACAATTGAATCTAAGTCTTGGAATAACTCAGCTGGCTCTTTTTCGCCTTCTTCTGAGTCTGCATCAACTTCTGATTCTAAGTCGTCTGTAGGATCGCCACCCATATCAGGCATATCGTCTTCGCCTTCAATTGCAACGTCTTCAAACTCTTCATCGACTTCTTCGTCTTTTGAGTCTTCTTTAACTTCATCTTCGTCAGTAGCTTCGTCAACTTTGTCTTCTGCATCGTCATCTGATGCTTCATCAACTTTGTCTTCTGCATCGTCATCTGATGCTTCGTCAACTGCTTCGTCTTCGTTGTCTGAAGTTTCGTCTACTTCCTCATCTTTCATTTCTTCTTCAATAAGGTTTTCGTAGATTTCACGTGATTTAGAAACCACGTACTCGTGAAATAATTCTTCTGCTTTTTCTTGGTTATCATTAACCAAGTTTTCAAGCATTTGTTCTAATGTAGATTTATCTGCCATTTTAGTTCTCCTTGAAATTATCGGTAAGGCTGTTTGTTATATATTTACATAATTGTTATAAAAATAGGGTTAAATGGTAGTATTTTGACTCATTTTGTGTTGATATATAGTTCCTTCAAAAGTATTGTCAAAATCACGCAAACTAATATGCTTTAGATTAGTATGCTGCGGACCTAGTTTATCTGGTATAAATGATCCATCTTCAATGATTCTATAAAAGGTTACTTTGGTAAATTCCTTAATAACCTTCTCTGTTTGACTTAACCAGTTGCCAAAAAACGTTGCAGAATCAGTAGTTTTCTTATAGTTAAAGGTATCTGCATATACATTATTAAACTTTCCTTTAAGTCCTTGATAGTCAAAACCAGCAATGTAAATATGTCTGTGTCCGTTTTGTGCTGCAAACCATAGTGCTGTTGGGCCACTACTCCATCCTTTGTGTGGACTAAAAAAGTTAATACCAGTATTAGTTTTAATACCTTTGTTAGGATTAGTCCAAACTGTACCCTTTTGATGGTAGTTTGCTTCGATCATCTCATTAACCATTTTAACATCTACTGCTACAATGTAATGAGGATCAAATTCTCTGTATTGTGCATTACAACCATACACTGTGCCAACTTTTAAAAGTTTTTCACAGTCAATAGCTCTACGGCTCATGCCGTTGCCTAATACGAATGCTATATCTTTGTGGATTTTTTTATGCTTCTTGCTCAAGCTTCGCCCCGTACATTTGTCTAATAAAATCTAGCTCTGAATCTTTTTCAGCAACATGAGCTTCGGATTGCAATCTCAATTGATTAATTTGACGTAATGTAAGGCGTATTTTTCTAGTGTCATCTTTTGCAAGGACGTCATCGTCTTTCTTATTGTCGTAGCGACGGTCAACGGAAAAATCGTTTACGTCATCATTAAAATATAAAAATTCTTTCAAAAGCATACTAGTATTTATTAAACTGCAGGAGTTTCTGCAGTTTCTCCCCCACTTACATCATCCGCTGGAGGCGCTTCAGCTGGAGCTTCTGCTTCTTCTGCTGCACCGTCTGTTGCCATTCCCGTAGGTGTTACACCTACTGATCTTAACTCTGCACCAGCATCACCTGGTTCTTGTAAGTTACCGGCATTTTCTTCTTTCCACAATTTTTCATTTTCTACAATTTCTTCTTGTGTTAAACCTAAGTAACGTTTCATTGCAAATCGTTTACTTAAATGCGGAATTGCATCTACTACACTAAAAATATTTGCTCTAGTAGTATCAAGTTCTGCTTGTCTATATGCTGCAAAGTTTTGTGGTGGTTGGAAGTTGATGTTAAACAATGATGCATCAATGTTATAACCGTTGCCGTCTAACCAAAGTTTAAATTCTTTGTCAAACGCTTCGGCCATGATATTTTGAAGTCTTTCGCAATATCTATTAAATCTTAATTCTTGGATATATGCAGTTCCTACTTTACCATCCGAAACAGTGTTTGCTTGGTCATCAATTGACGTTGGCAAGTAACTTGCTGGAATACGTAAAGCTCTAAACAGTTTGTTAGTAAAGAATTTTAAGTCTGTTATCTCACCTAGGTTTGTACCACCTGGTAATGTTTCAACTTTAGAACCTCTTCCTTCTGCTGTTTGCGGAAAGAAGTAATCTTCGTTAGTTGATAACGGATTGTAACTTGCATCAATAACACTTGTTCCGCCACCTGTTGAACTAGGAATACGTCTTTGTTGTATTTCGTTTTTAACTTTTTCAACAAAGCTCATTGCCATATGTGCAGGCATGTTACCTACATCAACATAAAAAATTCTTCTTTCAGGAGCACGTTGAATTCTATAAATGATAATTGCATCTTCTAGTAATTCTTTTTGCTTGTAAACTTTAAACACACTTTCAAGTAATGAATTACCAAATGGATAATTGTTGTCTAAACCTTCACTTAAAGAAATATGTACAATGTGTTTTGCATCTACTGTAATTTCATTTTGTTGATTTTGAAAACGTGTGCCTGTTGGCTGTGCTGCATCACCTACCATGCCACGGCCAAATCCGCCGCCGCTTGTGTATGAACTAGTTCCGCTTGGTGCTGTGTTTGTTGTACCGTGTGGTGTTGTTGCAACTAAATCTTTAAAGTTAAAGTTAATATCTTTAATTACATATTGCTCTGGAATCTTTCCTATTGACTCATTAACAATAATTTTAGAAATCTTTGCGTTGTCAATATACAGTAATTTTCTAGTTTCTGGATCTCTTAAGAAAAAACAGTCTCCGTATTTAAAAGTGTTACGCACAATACGAAACATTCTATTGTCAAACTGTTGTGATTTACTCCACTTCTGCATTGCTTCTTTAAGAAGTTTAGTTTCAGTACCGGACGGTTGTCCTCTAAAGTTAAAGTTAAAATTACTTAAATTACCGTTATCTTTTCCTGTACAAAATTCTGCTAAAATATCTAATGCTGCATTTACTTCTGAATCCATATCCATTGTGTCGTACTGCATATATTTTTCAATACGATTTGGACTACCAGCATATACGTCAGGTAGGTAAGAACTATAATTTGAACGTGCAGGACCAGGTCGGCCACCGCCGCTTATTGGGCTGTAGCTACCCGAATTATTATCAACTGCTACAGGAGTAAAATACTTTTTCCAGCTCATCTATTTCCCTATGCTCTCATACTAGACATTTCTTCAAGTGCGTCTAATATTCGATGTTGTACTTTTAAAGTTTCAGATTGTATCTGTATACTTGCTTGTGTATTTAGTGCAGCAGCATCTGCTGCTTCTTTTTCTGACTTACCAGGAACGTAATCTGGATTTTTCATTTTGTTGTTACGAAGGTTCTCTTCAGCGATAACGTCCAAAGCGTTAGTTTCATCACCTGCTTTAATAGTGCCTCTTACGCCAACATCTCTAGCACTACTGTACTGTCCAACAGGTACACTTGGTCTAGTATCTTTAATTACTGTACCATCTGGTGATACCAAAAAGCTATCTTCGTTTTTGGCAAAATCTTTTAAGACGTTTGTTGCATTACTTAAACTTTGGTTAAGTTCTAATTCTGCTTCTTTTTGTTTATTAAGTTCAGCATCAACAATATGAGCGTCTTTTGTTTGTTGCAATTCACCTTTTACAGCTCTGGCTAAATTTTCTTTGGCTAGTCTAAGTTTCTCGTCAAGAGCTGCGTCACGCTCACCGCGTTCTATTAATTTTGCTTGTTTAATTGCTAATGCTTCTGCTT